CATTTCAGCGACAGCTAACCTCGCTGAGAAACAACTAGGGTTTATCAAGGGTATCCTTACCTCTGAGACATACCGTAGGTACTGGCCTGATCACGTAAACCCAGACGAAGGTAAGCGTACACGGTGGACTAACTCAGAGATCATGTTGGACCACCCACTACGCAGAAAAGAGAATGTACGAGACCCCTCAGTTTTTACAGGCGGTCTTACTACTTCTCTTACAGGTATGCACTGTGACATCGCTGTCTTGGACGATGTTGTTGTCTATGAGAACGCCTACACAGGTGAAGGCCGCAACAAAGTAAAAAGCCAATACTCTTTGCTTTCATCTATTGAAGGTGCTGATGCAAAAGAGTGGGTCGTAGGCACACGGTACCATCCGTCAGATTTGTACAATGACTTGTTACAAATGATGGAAGACCAATACGACGAAAGAGGCGAGAAGGTAGGCGAAGAAAATATCTACGAGATATTTGAGAAGCCAGTAGAAGATGCGGGTGATGGTACAGGCGAGTTTCTATGGCCTCGTAGTCAACGCAAGGATGGTAAGTGGTTCGGCTTTGACATGAAAATCCTAGCCAAGAAACGTGGTCAGTACCTAGACAAAGGTCAGTTCAGAGCACAGTACTACAACGATCCATCTGACCCAGACAACGTACCTGTAAGTTCTGATAAGTTTCAATACTACGAACGTAAACACATTCGTGAAGAAAACGGTTACCTATACTACAGAGACAATCGTTTAAATGTTTTTGCTGCCGTTGACTTCGCATTTAGTTTAAGCAAGAGAGCTGACTACACAGCTATAGTGGTGATAGGCATTGACGCAGACAACAACATATACGTCTTGGACATCGACCGATTCAGGACTGACAGAATATCTGAGTACTTCGACCACATCCTTCACTTGTCAACAAAGTGGTCCTTCCGAAAACTCAGAGCCGAAACAACAGTTGCACAAATGGCAATCGTCAAGCAACTTAAAGAACTTATCAAACAGCACGGACTTGCCATAAGCATCGACGAGTTTCGTCCTAACAAAAGTCAAGGCAATAAACAAGAACGTATATCTTCTGTCTTAGAGCCTCGATATGATAACATGAGTATATGGCACTATCGTGGCGGTAACTCTCAAATACTAGAAGAAGAACTATCGTCACGTAACCCTGCACATGATGACGTGATAGATGCTTTAGCTTCAGTCGTAGACATGGCTGTAAAACCTGCACGTTCAGTCCGTCGTCAAAAAGATAATGTCGTGCAATTTAATTCAAGATTTGGTGGAGTTTCCTTCTAATGGCTGGAACAACTATTGACATCGACCAGTTAATTGAGCCACACGCTCTGGCCTCAGATATCGCTGATCGTTGGACAACGTGGAACAATGCTCGTCAAAATAAAATTGAAGAGTGGAAAGAGCTTCGTAATTATATTTACGCAACGGATACTCGCACAACTTCTAACAGCAAACTACCTTGGACTAATAGTACAACTACACCCAAGCTAACACAAATTGCAGATAACCTTCACGCTAACTACTTCTCAGCTTTGTTTCCACAGCAAAGTTGGTTTAAGTTTGAGGCTCACGACGAAAGTGCAAACGTTAAGAGCAAGCGTAAAGTTATTCAATCGTACATGGAAAACAAAGTACGACAGTCTGATTTTGAGAATACAGTAAGTAAATTAATCAATGACTATATTCAATACGGTAACTGCTTCGCCACTGTGGACTTCACAAGAGATTATACTGAGTACGAAAACGGTGAACGTATTGTCAACTATGTGGGACCTCGGCTTGTCCGCATCAGTCCCTTTGATATCTGCTTCAACCCAGTATCCCCAAATTTCTCGGATAGTCCTAAAATTGTCCGTTCTATTTTAACTGTAGGCGAGATTGCTCGTAAGGTTGAAGAGACAGCTGACAACGCATACATGAAAGAAATTCTTGACAAGATGCTGGCTAACCGTTCAGCTATGTCAGGTCAAGAAGTAGACGTAAGTAAATCTCAGGCGTACACAGCTGATGGTTTCTCTACTATTACAGAATACTACGAGTCTAACTATGTAGAGCTTCTTACATTCTACGGTGACATCTATGACTCTGACAAAGGTGAGTTCCATAAAAACCGTATCATCACAGTTGTAGATCGCTCGTATGTTCTTCTTAACGAACAGAACCCTAGCTGGTTAGGTAAGGCATCTATCTTCCACGCTGGCTGGCGTGAGCGTCCTGACAACCTATACGCTATGGGTCCTCTAGATAACCTTGTCGGTATGCAGTATCGCATCGACCACCTAGAGAACCTTAAGGCTGATGTCTTTGATCAGATCGCATACCCAATCATTAAAATCCGTGGTGACGTAGAGGACTTCGACTTCGAACCTGCAGCCCGTATCTACATGGGTGAAGAGGGTGACGTAGGTTACTTGGCACCAGACACCACAGCATTGAATGCTGACTTCCAGATCCAGAACCTAGAGAACAAAATGGAAATGCTGGCGGGTGCGCCACGTGAAGCTATGGGTATCCGTAGTGCAGGTGAGAAGACAGCCTTTGAAGTACAACAGCTAATGACTGCCGCTGGACGTATCTTCCAACACAAGACTGCGCACTTCGAGCGTGTCTTCTTAGAGCCTATTCTTAATGCGATGCTTGAGGCTGCACGTCGTAATATGGACTATGCAGACACTATTCGGGTACTTAACGATGACTCAGGTTTGTTCTTCTTTGAACAAATTACAAAAGAAGACATCATGGCAAATGGACGTATTGTTCCTATGGGTGCTCGTCACTTCGCTGAACGTGCTAACCGTATTCAGAGTTTAACTCAGTTGTACCAGCTGAAACTGTCTGATCCGAGCATGGCGGCGCACTTGTCAGGTAAAGAGTTTGCACGTCTGTTAGCAGAAGAACTAGGTGAACCTAGATTGTTTGCTGAGAACATAAGCGTAACTGAGCAAATGGAAACACAGCGAGTAGCTACAGAAGCTCAGGTTCAGTTTGAAGAAGAACAGCAAATAGCAATCGAACAAGGACTATAATGAAATCTCATTGGTTCAAACAATGTAAGACAAAGGAAGACAAAGAAAAAGTACGCCAACTTATTCTGTCTAACCGAGAAGGTCTCCTTCGTCTCGAAAGTATTCTTGAGTCTCTTCTCAAGGAAAACCCATCGACAGCCGACTATGATAGTCCGTCATGGGCCTACAAAGAAGCTGATCGTATCGGCTACAACCGAGCACTAAACCAAGTGCTTGATATCATCAACTTAGATAAGGAATAGATTATGGTATTTTCTGACAGTGCTGCAACCACACAGACTGAGCAGGTAACAGAGCAAATGACACAAGAAACCACACCACAGGAATCTTTTGTACAAAAGCTCGTTCAGGCAAAAGGTGAGAACTGGAAAGACCCTGAGGTCTTAGCTAAAGGTAAACTCGAAGCAGATGGCTACATTAAAACTCTAGAAGAGCAACTAGCACAGATGCGAGAGGATCTTAAAAAGCGAGACTATCAAGCCGAGATTCTCGACCAGTTGCAGAACAAGGCTACTGACTCTACCACAGTAGATCCTGCAACGCCTAATAATATTGGTAGCACGGAGACACAGAACACCACTGCGAGTCTTAGTGAAAACGACTTGGAAAGCCTTGTTGAGAAGACACTGGTCAAACGTGAAAAGGATTCTGTAATTAAACAGAACCTAGCACAAGTAGATCAAGAGCTAGTTAATTCTTTCGGCACAGAAGCGGAAGCAACTGTTCGGAAGAAAGCACAGGATCTAGGTATGTCTATGGAACGCTTGCGTGACATTGCAGCTGAATCCCCGACTGCTTTCTTTGCTCTTATCGGTCAACCACAGAAAACATTTAGCCCAATGGTTACAGGTTCTGTCCGTACCGAAGGTGTCAATATGCAAGCCTCGAACGCACGTGATTGGCAATACTACCAAAAAATGCGTCGGGAAAACCCTAACCAATACTACTCACCTAAGGTCCAACAGCAAATGATTCAGGACCGAATGAACATGGGTGACAAGTTCGGAAACACTTAAGAAAGGACTAGCAAATGGCTGGTATGATTTCCTCTAACGCTGATATGCAGCGTTTGATCCGCGCTGAGGTTTACTCCTCAGAGCTTAAAGAAATCCTTCGTGACGAAATGATGGCACAGTCTGTCGTTCGCATTTTGGATGGCTTCCCAGATGGTGACACATTCACTATCCCAACAATCGGTGAAACAACTGTATCTACCTACACAGAAGATAACGCAGTTTCATACGTTCCAATGGATACAGCTGAGTTCCAATTCAGCATCGACAAGTATCTGCAATCTGCTTCATACATCACCAAGAAAGCTGCGCAAGATTCTTTCTATGCAGCACAGCTTGAAGCACGTTTTGTTCCTGAACAAGCTCGTGCGATCATGGAGCACTTTGAAGCAACCACAATGGCTGCACCAGAAGTTGGTGTCACAGCTAACTCAGCTGAAACAACCGATGGTGTTGCTCACCGTGTATCAGGCGGTAACGGTGGTCGTCTAGAACTTGCTGACTTCGCATTTGCTCGTTACGCATTGAAGAAGTCTAAAGTTGCTGACCGTAGCTTGGTTGCAATCGTTGACCCATCCGTTGAGTACCAGTTGAATACTTTGACAAACCTTGTCAACGTATCTAACAACCCTCAGTGGGAAGGTATTGTTCGTGAAGGTATCGCGACAGGTATGCGTTTCGTAGCAAACGTATATGGCTTCGACGTATACACATCGAACTACTTGAAGAGCACAGTTGCTGACTCAGCACTTCTTGAAAAAGATGGCTCAACAGCAAACGACTTCTCCTCAAACAACGGTGTTGCTAACTTGTTCTTCTCAGCTGATGCTGGTTCCAACCCATTCGTTGGCGCATGGCGTCAGATGCCTGAGGTTGACTACGAGTACAACAAAGACTACCAACGTCACGAGTATGTCACAACCGCTCGTTATGGTGTCAAGAAGTACCGTCCAGAAGGTATTGTCACAATCGTGTCAAACCCAGAGGTATAAAACTTTTAAGGGTGGCCCTTCGGGGCCATCTTTTCTCTTGACAAAAGTTATTATTTAGTTTATAATACTTTTAACACTGGCAGAGGTTCCTAATGGCTAATGTAAATCACTCCACTCTAACTGATCCATACTTGCACGAACCTAAAGGTATTGCAAGTGCAGGTGCAGGTAATATTTATGTTTCTGATGGAGCGGGTTCAGGTGACTGGACTAAAGGCCATGCTCATATTAATGGGTACCTTCCTTTTGACGCTGTTACCCCAGCGTATACTCACAGTATCCTAGCTGGTTTTACAGTTTTAAACCCAACATTTTCTACAAATAACGTAGACGGGTTTACTGGTACAACCTCTCCAAATGCTCGTTTAGTTTACATAGACAGTAACAACTTAACGGCTTTCTGCACATTTACATTCAACTTTAAAAACTCTTCTGGAACAGACCGTGATTTAGAAATGGTGTTCTATAAGAACGGCGCGGCAACTAACGCACACCTGATAGCTACAGCTGTGTCTGGACAATGGCGTACAGCTACCCTGTCAGAAACAATGAGTCTTGCTCAAAACGACTACATTGAAATCTTTGTCAAGGGTGACTCGTCGTTCACA